TGACAAGGTGCGTATTAAGTACAACCTTGGAAACCCTCACCCTGTCCACGGTACATCTGTGTACCTTCAGGCTGTACGGGTCGTAGAGAAGGGCGAGGTCGAATTGGATGATGATGGAGAGTTCTAATGACTCGTTTGTTCGCCACGAGTCCTGTGAGAAGTGCGGGAGCAGTGATGCTCTCGCAGTCTACACGGACGGACATGGATACTGTTTTAAGTGTCAAACCTATTTTAAGGAGGCTACATCTGTGGAGACCGCTAGTAATGTTGTGTCGTACACTAAGCCAGTGGAAATGTATGGAACCACTCAAGCGATTCCAGATCGAAAGATATCGGAAGCAACTGCGAGAAAGTTCAACGTACATTCTGACCAACACTCGCAATATTACCCCTACTATGACAACAACGGAAAGTTAGTCGGTTGTAAGGTTAGGGAGGTCGCTACTAAGACCTTTCGTGCTCAAGGCGACCTACGGACAAACGTCATGTTCGGTCAGCAATTGTTCAACACAGGCGGTCGCTATGTGACCGTCGTGGAGGGCGAACTGGACGCACTGGCGGCCTATGAGATGCTTGGACGTTACCCGGTTGTCTCTGTGTCCAAAGGTGCGGCAGGGGCAGTCAAGGACTTTAAGCAGAACCTAGAGTGGCTTGAGGGCTTTGAGAACGTCGTGATTTGTTTCGACAGCGATTCTGCGGGCCGTGAGGCGGCTGAGAAGTGTGCTCAGGTACTATCCCCCAACAAAGCAAAGATAGTCTCTCTGACGGACTTTAAGGACGCCTCAGACTATCTGATGAACAACAAGGTTAGGGCTTTCACGGCTCAGTGGTGGGAGGCTAAGACCTACCGCATGACCGGAGTGATAACTTTGGAGGACGCTTGGGGTGACTTCATCAAGCGTGGCACTGAGGAGATCATTCCGTTTCCTGAGAGCTTTGGTATGCTGAACTCGATGCTCAATGGTGGCATTGCCGCAGGAGAAATCACCGTGATAGGTGCATTGACTTCTGTCGGTAAGACCACAATGGTCAACGAGATTGCGTACCACTTCTGGAAGAACACAACCAAGACGATTGGCTGTGCGTTCCTTGAGGCGTCCAATGGTGAAGCCGTAGAGAACTTGTTGACGATACATACAGGACACAACCTGTCGCTTGAGGATCGCAAGAACATCGACTTTGACAAGTTACGTTCTGAGATCATTACTGACGGTCGGATACTGTTGTTGGATCATAACGGTGCTGTGGACACTGATGAGTTGTTCCTGAAGCTCCGTGCGATGGTCAAGGGTAGCGGTTGTGATGTGTTGATTATCGACCCACTGCAAGCCGCTGTGACAAGCAACGAGAACAAGACGATTGATGACTTCATGGATCGACTTCTCAAGCTTGTTAAGGAGACCGATGTGTCCGTGATTGTTGTCAGTCATATGCGTAAACCAAGCCTGACGAATCCTCACAACGTCAACGAGTACGATTTGAAGGGATCAGGATCAATCAACCAGATTGCATTTAATACGATCCTGCTCAGTCGTGACAAGATGGCAGAGGATGAGTACGCACGGAACTCAACGCAAGTGCAGGTCGTCAAGTGTCGTCGCACAGGAATCACAGGCAGTGCCGGGTGGCTCTACTACAATGCCTTGACAGGTCGAGTAGAGCGTGGGCAGAAGCCTGAGATTCAAGAAGCCAACACGATAGAGGAGTTCTAAGTGCGTTGTATCTGGGACATCGAAACTGATGGCCTCAAGCCGTCTGTCATCTGGTGCTTGTGCGCTATCAAAGATGACAAGATGTATACACTTGAGATGCCAACAAAGGAGATGGTTGAGGAGTTGTTTGCTGATGTGACTGAACACGTCGGACACAATCTCATTAACTACGATATCCCTGCGGTTGAGCGTTTGCTAGGTGTCAAGGTAATTGGAGGCGTTACAGACACACTGGTACTCTCAAGACTATACAATCCAAGCCTTGACGGAGGACACTCTCTGGATGCTTGGGGACAGCGTTTGAAGTTTCCTAAAGGAGAATACTATGACTGGACTGCGCTTACGCCTGAGATGCTTGAGTACTGCAAGCAAGACGTTAGAGTTACTGAGCAGGTACTTGCCTTTCTTGAGAAAGCCCTTGAACCGTTTGGAGATACAAGTGTTGATTTGGAGCACAGAGTACAGCGTGAGATCCATCAGCAAATGTCTAATGGATGGCTCCTCGACCAAAGAAAAGCGTTCGACTTAGTTGCAGAGCTTAAGGAGAAACAGAATGAACTTGAAGACAAAGTGCATGAGAAGTTTAAACCGCTTCCGACGTTCGTTAAAGAGATCGTTCCTAAATACAAGAAGGACGGTAATCTATCGTCTGTCGGGCTTAAGTTTCTAGGGGATGCTTGGGACACCGTAGGTGGAACCTTCAGCCGTATTGATTGGCCTGAGTTTAATCTAGGTAGCCGTCAGCAGATAGGGAGGTATCTTAGGCGTTTCGGATGGAAGCCTGAGAAGTTTACGGAGAATGGTCAGGCTATTGTTGACGAGAAGACATTGGAAACTGTTACTGATATACCTGAGGCTCAACTTATTGCTGAGTATCTCATGGTTCAGAAGCGGATCGCACAAGTCCAATCGTGGATTGACGCAGTCGAGGACGACGGTCGAGTGCATGGACAGGTCAACGCCATTGGGGCAGTCACAGGACGGATGACGCACAGTAGTCCCAACATGGCTCAAGTGCCTGCCGTAGGAGTTCCTTATGGTACAGAGTGTCGTGCTTTGTGGATTGTACCTGAGGGACGTAAATTAGTTGGTGTAGACGCTAGTGGCCTTGAGCTACGAATGCTTGCACATTACATGAACGATAAGGAGTATACGAATGAAATCCTTAACGGAGACATTCATACAACAAATCAGCGAAATGCAGGATTGTCTACACGATCTCAGGCAAAAACATTTATATACGCCTTCCTATACGGAGCAGGAGACGCTAAAATCGGCTCTATTGTGGATGGCAGTCAGAGGACTGGAGCGAGACTTAGACAGCGGTTTCTCGACAATACTCCCGCACTTGCAGAGCTTAGAGAAAGAGTCTCAATCGCTTCCCAAAGAGGTCACCTCAGAGGACTGGACGGACGATGCCTTCACATCAGAAGTGAACATTCTGCCTTAAACACCCTGCTTCAGTCAGCGGGTGCAGTGGTTATGAAGAAGGCTCTGGCTATCTTCTCTCAGTATGCTCCAAAGTGGAATCTTGACTACAAACTCCTTGGGTCTATCCACGATGAGTACCAGATAGAAGCTAGGGCTGACCACGCAGACAAGGTGGGCTACCTGATGGTTGAGTCAATCAAGGCCGCAGGTATTGCCTTTGAGATGAACTGTCCGCTAGATGGTGAATATAAAATTGGAAATAACTGGGCAGAGACGCATTAAAATATCGACTAGATGTTTGTAATGTGTTATACTATTAGAATAGTAAGGAGATACTTATGTCACAACCGATTTATAGCGTAGAAGATTTTGAAGAGCGTCTGTCAGAGCTAACGATTGGCACTGAAGCTGTACAGCAACTAATGGATTTCGTTCGTATGCAAGATCGTCGCCTTCAGTTCCAATTGAAGAAGATGGATATTGCCGCAAATATGCTTGGGCATAATTTGATTGACGAGTGTTTAATTGAGATGGATTATGAATAAGACAATCAACACGCTCATAGACGATATCTATGAATTGATGGAGAACCGCAACACACCTAAGGGTGTGGATGTGGACTCTGAGATTGATCGTTTTGGTGAGGCTATGAAAGACCTCATGAAAAAAGAGTTCAAACCGGGCGGGTTCAGTGATGGACGTAAGCTACGCTTGAGTGCCATTGGTAAGAACGATAGGCAACTATGGTACTCTGCCAACAAGTACACTCAGGAGAAACTCAAACCGCATAACTACATTAAGTTTATGTACGGACACATGCTTGAGGAGTTTGTACTGTTCTTGACCCGTATGGCAGGGCACACAGTAGAAGACCAACAGAAAGCCTGTGAGGTCGAGGGTGTCAAGGGTTCTATGGACGCTCGTGTTGATGGTCGTTTGGTTGATGTTAAGTCTACCTCAACCTACGGCTTCAAGAAGTTTAAGGATGCTACGCTTGCTTATGACGATCCGTTTGGCTACGTTGCTCAATTGAAAGCCTACGCACACTCTGAGGGCGATACCAAGTATGGTTGGATTGCCATTGACAAACAGAATGGTCACTTGTGTTACCTTGAGTATGATGAGCTTGATACACAGGCTCCAGTGCATTCGTTTATTAACTACGATATTGCAGAGCGAGTACGCCATGTAAAAAAGGTGGTGGAGCTTCCAGAGCCTCCGTCCTTATGTCACGAGCCCGTGGACGATGGGAAATCTGGAAACAAAAAGCTCGCTACGGGTTGCTCGTATTGCGGTTACAAGCTCCATTGCTACCCATCCTTAAGAGGATTTGCTTATTCTACTGGCGTAAGATTCCTCACTGAAGTAGCAAATGAGCCTAAGGTTCCTGAGTTGAAACTAAAGGAGGTCTAATGTCCGACATAAACCCAAAGACAGGTAAACCATACTATTACAAAGACAACCCAGAAGCTCATGCAAAACGTAGAGCTAAACGGATGTGGATTGATGGAAAATATATTCCTTTTGGACATCCCCTTCATAAACCGGGGAGATACAAAAGCCTTGATGATGCATGGTCTCATTGCGAGATTGATAAACGTAGTAAAGAGGGGGAAGTGTACATCATCCGTAATATGGCATGGCCTAATTGGTACAAAGTAGGCAAGGCTGTTGATGCTACTGATCGACTGAAAGGATATCAAACATCGTCGCCACATCGTGATTTTGTTCTGTGCTATCGAGAACATTTCAAAGATCGACACACAGCAGAAAAAGCTATTCATAAGATGCTTAGGAAACACAAGAGTTGCCACGATCATAAAGGAGAATGGTTTAATACGTATGTTCCAGTAATACAGGAGGTCATGCGTGAGTACAAAGAAGCGCAAGGGCAAGCCTCCTAAGGGCTACGACAGTTGGTTTGAGTATGAGTTGCACTTAGGGGTACTTAAGGGTTGTGATTACCACACCGACAGTATTGCCTACACACAGGAGAAAATGTACGAACCTGACTTCCGTATCGGAGACTTCCTGATAGAGGCCAAGGGTCGCTTCAGGGACTCTGAGGAAGCAAGAAAATATGTAGACATACGAAACAGTTTAATATATGAAGAGTTAGTGTTTGTGTTTTATCACCCAGACACACCAATGCCAAGAGCAAGGAGAAGAAATGATGGTACTAAGTTCACAATGGCTGAATGGGCTAACAAAAATGGCTTTAGGTACTACACTGTCGAGACCATTACTGAACTTCTTAAGGAAGCGGAAGTATGCTAACATTTACCGACGTGTGTGACCGCTTAAAACAACAGGATGAGATCAGTGTCCTAGAGGTGCTTGAGATCACCTCTGAGGAACTGGTCGATCGTTTCCAAGATAAGATAGAGGAAAAGATTGATTATTTTCTGGAGGACTTAGAAGATGAGTGACTTAACTGAGATGGCTAGGAACTATCAACTTGGTGGATCGCACTACACAGACAAAGAGATACAGCCTTGGGACGCTATGGAATGTTGGATGTCTGAAGAGCAGTTCAAAGGATTTATTTTAGGTAATGTTATCAAGTACATCGCAAGGTTTCAAGAGAAAGGTGGTACATTAGATCTACAAAAAGCAAAACACTACCTAGACAAACTGATAGAAATATGGTAAAATAGTAGGTTCGCCCAATTACTTTATGAGGTACAAAAAATCAATGACAAATTACCTAGGGATAACGATAGACTATGAAAGAGACACTCGATTATCTGAACAAGCAGATACGCTCATGCGTGACTACTATATGCTCGACCACGAAAGTTCTCCTCAGGAAGCTTTTGCTCGTGCTAGTGTGGCCTATTGTGGCGGTGATCTCGATTTTGGACAGCGTGTTTACGATTACGCTTCTAAAGGTTGGTTTATGTTTGCGTCGCCTGTGCTCTCGAACGCACCTGAACATGGCAGAGGCAATAGGGGCTTGCCT